ACCTTGGCCGTTTCCAGCCAAGGTTAGTTTTGTTTGCAACTTTATCAGATGACGAAGTTGGCAATCGAAAGGCGTGCGTAAAATTTTGCCCCTTCTCGGAGTAATTTCTTGCCGTATCTTGTGAGAATTCCTTTGCGTGGGCAGAAGGATTCTGGATCAAGAACCACTGGTGTTTGGGTGAGTGGTACGTATGGGCAGTAGAAGTATCCGCTGTCCATGTAACTGTCGCCCTTATAACCCATGAGGATTTGTCCTGATGGGAACAATGGATCCTTGTAGAGTCTCCAACGATTGTTCACGGTGCCGACATATTGAATGCCGAGACTACTTGTGAAGGTTTCGCTGGGGGCTGGTGCAAAGCCTGCTGTTGCTGTTTCGAAGATCGATGCAACTTCAGGACTTGTTACGAGCCAGTTGCAACCGCCACGTAATGTCTTACGATGGACGACGTTGCTTACTTCTACAACCTTGATGTAAAGACTTTCATATTTCTCTTTGATGGTGTCACCAAGAGCAGTGTTGAAGTCCCAACTTGCTACTGTTCCGGCATTGTTACGAAGATCGGTGAGAACTTCGCGGTCAATTTCAAGATTGATTTCTTGTGCGAGAACGGCAGTTAGTTCAGCCTCGGCGTCGAGGTTGTGTTGGCTTCTGAGGTCTTGTTGAGCCTCATAACTCCAAACAGCCTTTAGCTTTCTGGTCTTGGCTGCAATCTCTTCACTTTCAACAACGAGGTTGATTTCTGGAAGATCTTGATTGCATTCCATGTTGTATTCATAACTGACAACTACTTTGTTGGCACCTGGGTCGTTGTTCCAAGTCAATTCAACTTCACCTGTGGTGAGGTCGAGGCTACCTGCGGTTGCCTTGTTGGTTGGAGTTCCGATGTCAACGAAAGTGAATGATCCGTTTTGTGCAACAGCAAAGGTTTGAACTGCGGTTGTTCCGTCATAAACGGTACCGGTCATCGTTCCAGCAAGAACTGGAGTGTGTTCAACTGTTACTGTTGATGTTGTGTCTCCACCTGCATCTTCTTGTGTTTCGTTTTGAACGAATTGATGCGAGTAGAATACACTTAGATTTGCATCACCGGATGCGAGTTGTTGTAAACTGTTGGCGTCATCACCTGGGAATCCGCCATTGCTTGCTCCACGGACTGAGCCTTTGTTACTTCCGTATCTAAAACGGAGGTAGTAGACTAAGCCGGTTGGGCCGAGTAATGGTTGAACTGACACAACCTTATTTGCAATAAGTTGTGGATAGATACGACGAACCAATGGTATTGAGATTCTCTTGAATTGAGCAACGTCACCACTATCGGTGGCGGTCTCATTCATTAGGCGTTGGTTTTCTAAAAGAACAGCAGTGCAAGAACGTGTGTACTTGTCATTGATATTCTCTAGCAAACCCGTTTGCGCCCAACGAGACTCAATTTCTCTTGCTTCATTTAAAAATTTAGCATTAGCTTGCATGATATTTATTTCTCCTTGGGTTACTAAAGATTAATTTGTTGTTTTGGTACCGGCAAGAACTTGCATTTGGTGCAATGCGTCTGGGTCCAAACCTTCTACTAGTGTGCTGACTGCGTTTTGGGCATCGGCCTTCTTTTCCTCGCCTTTCCATTCAGCGACGATTTCTCCGTCAACACTACGTCCTCTCCCCTGCACGTTCTTCGCCTTTTCAACTCTTTCTTTCTTTTCATTTTGAACATTTTCGGTGATAACATTATTTGCTTCACGAACTTGTTCGTTCAACTTAGTGTTTTCAGTACTAAGTCTAATATTGCGGGCCTCAAGAATCTTAACTTGACTCTTAAGTTCTTCTGCTTGTTTTGCTATTGCTTCAAGTTTGCTACTTGTAGCAGCGTGGAAATCTTCGTCAGAAATATAATCACTGACACATTCAACAACACGGTCAAGAGCAACCTTGTGTTCGGCTGTGCGTGGATCATTTACGATATCACGACGAGCTTGTTCATAGATTTCTTTGCCTTTGTATTGGAGGAATTGGTCAACTTTGTCAACCATATATTCCTTCATTTCTTTTAGTTTGGTGTTGAATTCTTCGTACATTTCAACTTCAAGATTTTCGTTCTTGGCCTTTTCGGCTTGGAGCATTTGATATGCTTCTTCATAGCCTTCTTCCATAGCACCATCAAATTCTGATTGTTGAACCTCAAGTCTCTTACGAAGATCCTTGATGATGCTGTATGCTTCTTGATAGCCTTGTAGGGCCGTTGCTTCAGATGCTTTTAATTCTTCAGAAAGTTGGGCATAAGCTTCTTCGAGTTTTGAATTGTATTCTTGCTCATATTGCTCTTTGGCTTTGGCAAGCTCAGTCTTTACTGCTTCCGTAACTTCTGCCACAGATTCTTCTGGAAGTAATTTTGTTAATGATTCGACGATTTTTTCCATTAGCTCAACCTCTCTTTATGTTTTCTGCTTGTTTGTGAATAATACCACTGATTGCGGCAATTACCAAATCTTTCGTAATAGTATGTATGCCGCTCGATTCATTTTTTGGAAGATTATTTTCCAAAGTGCGAACCGATTGTGTGCTCTCTTTCGAAATTACTCTTTCTTGGAAAGCGTGAGCGGTACTCGGATCAGCAACGGCATCAAAAGTTATAAGTTTGTAACTTTCACCTATAACCAAGATTCCTTCTTCATTTACTTTTCCATTACCAACTCCACGACTGCTTATTCCAACTCTCACTCCATCGTTGATGAGTGCTTTTAGAATTTTGCCATGTGGTGTATTTAAAATAACTCCTTCGCCCATTAGTACATTTTTATCCCACCAAAGTTTTGTAATTTTGTGGGATGCATTTGCAAAATGGATTATGGAATCAGTTGGGTGATCTAATTCACCGATTAGTCCACCTTTATCAATACTTTCTTTTAAAGACTTAACGTTTGTGTCGAGTACTTCAAAAGGGTATATTCTTTTATTTTTGTTTACAGCGCCAGCCTCTTGGAACTTGCCTTTAAACTTGACAACTGTTCCTGTGTTTGAGTTAGCCTCGTGTAAATCCATTTCATTTAATACTGCTCCGAAACCATCTCCGAAAATTAATGTATTTTCATAGACGGTGCCGGGAGTATTATCATGTTCTAGCAATAGTTTCATGATTTTATTCCTTTTAATTATTCTGGTCTAACTGGCACTAGTGATTTTGGCAAATATGGATTTTCGAGAGCAGGCCATGCATCGCTTCCGCCGGCATGAGCAAGTTGATCTGAATCCGCATCTACGTCTTTTTCACCTTTAATTTTGTAATCTCCGAATGGCTTTGGAGCGTATGGATTGTCGAGTGATGGATATACTCCGTCGCCGCCAATATTTCCCCAACCATCGTTTCTCATTTCGTCTGCGAGGCCACCCTTGTAATTCTTTCCATCACTTGCTGGTGCTGGATCGCCGTATTCTCCTGAGAAGTCGGCTGCGGGTGAGTATCCCATCTTTGCTTTCTTGGCAAGATCAGGATGTTCGCCGGTTGCAGAAACAACTGGTTCATCGCTTACGTTCCAATCACTTGATTCCAAGTTGGTTTCAACGATGTCGTATAGCCAAGCGGAAGCCTCTTCTGCTATTTCGAGAGAAGGTTCTTCTTCGCCCTTGATGATTGGAAGTAGGCTATCTAAGTGAGATGCTGTTTCTTCCATTACTTCTTGAGCGTCTTCTTCTTGTGCTAATTCGTAGACGTTTCTAAGTGCTTCGTAGAGATCTACGAAAACTTGCATTTCCAATCTTGTTGTTTCATCAAGATTCTTGTAGAAAGCTTCTGCAACGTTCTTGAACTCTTCGTATTGATCAGCCGCATCTTCTTTGATAGAAGCACCGGCTAATTTAACTATCTTGGCAACACGATCAACATATGCACCGTGAGCCATTCTTAAAATTCCTTCTGCCATAAATTCGCATGCTTGATCGTCATAATTTGTTGCACCTGCGAATTCTAAGGCTTTATTAATTTGACTAGCGAGTTCTCCTTGTGTTAGATAGAGAACTTCTGAAAACTTGCTTGCGATGTTTTCTAATGTTTCTTCTAGAGCGGCATCATCAGAGAGAGCGTTGTGTCTCTTGAGGTCAACTACACTCTTTACAAACTCCTCATTTTCAGCAAGTTTCTTGGCTCCGCCTCTCTTTACAACAACGTCGGTGTTAAGAGTCTTCCAGTTGAATTGAAGCAATTTGGCTTCTGTTCTCAACTTGCTTGTTGGAATGCGAACTGCGACTACGTTTCCGTTTTCGTCATGTTTTGCTTGTGATTCATTGAGGGTTGGGCCGTATTCGCAATATTCTAAATATGTTGCGACATTATTTACGAGATTTGCCCATTCGCCAATTGTGGCCTTAACTCTCTTTCTTTTTGCGGCAAGCATTTTCTTGAGAGATGCTGGCATTTTCTTATTGTTCTTTACTTTATTTTTCATTCTTTTTGTTGTCTTTGAGGACATTTCATGCTTCTTGGGAGTTGTTTCCCATCTTGCTTTCTTGTATCCTACGATCTTTGTTTTGCCGCCAACTTTCTTTCTGACGGGGACAACGCGAAGTTTCTTGACTTCGTTAAAAATTCTCTTGGTGACAGGGAGATCAAGCCAATTTTCAAACAAAACGTCTGCTTTTTGCGTGTCTGATTCTACGAGACTATCGATAATTTGTGATAGTACTTCTTTTGACTTTGCTCTTTCTGTTTCTTCGTTGATAACGAGTTGTTCGATGTTATCAAATTCGATATGGCCATTCTTCAATTGATAGTTTGCGTGAACGTAGGTTCCGTCTACGTTTTCGTAAACAACGTCTTCTGGGCCGTAGCAATGCAATTCTAATCCTTCGCAACTTAAAACTTGTGCAAGGACATTAGAAGCTTCAACTAATTCTGTTTCGGCCGTTGATAGAGACTCAGTTTGAATTTTTTCAAAAACACTGTATTCGATTAATTTTCTTTTCATAGATAAATACTCCTGTCTAGCCAACTAAATATTTTTACACATTTCCTGTGTGTTATATATATAGTATGCCGCACGATTTAAAAATTAAGGAAGTAGGATGAAAAAATTTAGTGATTTTATCAAATATCAAGAGTCTTTTGGACAAAAATTCAATGTAATTCAAGATATAGTTAAGATTTGTTTCGACAGATATCCAAGTGAAATCAAAGATTTTTTTCAAAAAATATCTTTAAAAGATCCTGAAGTAAAGAATTTAATGCAACAACTTGAAGAATCAAAAGAAGATGATGATCCTATTGCAAAACCAATTGCGGATGACGGAAATACAAATTAAGATTCTTCACTCCAGTCAATTTCTTCTCTATCCATTGACTGATTGTAAGTTTGTATCTCTAAATCGTATTTTTTCGCATCTTCATCGGTAAAATCAGGTAAATTTGCTTCTGGCTTTGATTCTGATTCCTTTTGTTCAGGTTGTTCTTCAGCGGGTTGTTCTTGATTTTCTTCTGGATTTTCTCCTGCTTCTTGATCAGGGGATAACATTGGGTTCGGGCCTCCTGCTTCTGTTCCCATTTCCGCTTCTGGGTTATCTGGACTTGGAGATCCGATACCTAATAATTGTGGATTTTGACCTATGACCTGAATCTTGAGA